CACGTAGGGGGAAAGGTAACATGCTGATTGTTTCTGCTGATGTTGCTTCTGCTCTACAAATGGCTGGTGTACTTGATTATACGCCTGCTCTTAACAACAACCTTAATGTTGATGACACCTCTACTACATTTGCTGGTGTTATGAACGGACGTTTCAAGGTTTATGTTGATCCTTATTCTGCAAACGTAGCTGCTTCTCAGTACTATGTCTGTGGTTATAAAGGAACTTCACCTTATGACGCTGGATTCTTCTACTGCCCATATGTGCCTCTTCAGATGGTACGTGCGGTTGGTGAGAGTTCTTTCCAACCTAAAATTGGTTTCAAGACACGTTACGGAATGGCTGCGAACCCATTTGCCGCTGCTGGTGCAGTTGCTGCTGGTGACACGGTTAACGCTGACGCTTCTCTTGATGCGAACACCAATGCTTGGTATCGTAGGGTTAAAGTTACCAACCTTATGTAATAATAAAAAAGGTGACTACAAACTTAGGGGTGCTTTCGGGCACCCCTTTTTTTTGTTATAAATAGTTTTATGAAATTATATTATGTGTATTCGTGGTTCGTGCTGGCGATAGTCCTATTCATTGTGACTAACGTACTAGGTAGATTTTTCTTTGATCTACGATTTGACTTCGCAGTTGATATTGTACCACAGTTGTATGGTGCATTAATCATTCTTGGTGCAAGTTATAGTCTTTCCAAAGGTTCCCATATACGAACAGATATTTTCTTTAAGAACTATTCAGATAGAACTAAGGATATCATAGACCTTGTAGGATACTTTATGTTTATGCCTGCTTTCGGTGGACTCCTGTATTACTCTGCAATTGATAGTTACAAGAGTATAACTATGTGGGAGAAGAGTTCTGCAACTATGATGCAGATGATCATATGGCCTTACAAGTTATCTATTACGTTTGGTCTTTTTCTTTTATTAATATGTGGTTTACAGGAAGTGAGAAAACTTTGCTTGCGATTGTGATGTTGTCAACTATGATTGCAGGCATCTTTGTCGGTATTCCTGTATCATTTACTTTGTTATTTCTTGCGTTGGGATTTGGTTATCTTTCTATGGGAGAGAGTGTATTCTCTCTTACGTACTATAACTTAGTAGGAACATTGTCTAATGAAGTATTCATTGCAATACCCATGTTTATATTCATGGGTTATATTTGTGAAAGAGCAGGACTAGTAGAAAAACTATTCTATAGTATGAAAACTGTAGTTGGTAATTTAAACATAGTAGTTATTGTTATTGCAGTATTAGTTAGTCTTGCGACAGGAGTAGTTGGTGCATCTGTAACTTTACTTGGTATTATGGCTGCACCACACATGATGAAGATGGGTTATAATCCAAAATTGACAGCAGGGGTGATAGCGGGTGGTGGTTCTCTCATTATGATACCACCATCCGTACCATTGATTGTCATGGCACCCACTATGAATATCAGTATTATTGATCTATATGCTGGTGCGTTAGTGCCTGGATTAATGATTGCATCAATGTATATAATATATTGTTTATTTCATCCTGTACCAAAGATTGAAACCAAACCAGACTATAAAAATCTTATGATTGATGTTATTCCACTTACAGTTCTTATATCTGCCGTACTAGGTTCCATGTTGTTTGGACTTGCAACCTCTACGGAAGCAGGAGCATTTGGTGCTTTCGGTGCATTGGTTCTTGCACTACTTAATGGTAAACTAGAACTAAAGGAAACCTTATTAAAGACTACGGATACGTCTGCCGTAGTTATGTTGCTCGCAATTACCTCTACAATATTCGGTGCGGTGTTTACTGCACTTGGTGGAGATAACGTGATAGTAGACGCATTAAATTCCCTACCAATACCACCTTGGGCACTAGTCGGTTGTATACTTGTACTATGTCACCTGTTAGGATGGCCGTTTGAATGGCCTGTAGTTGTATTGGTATTCGTACCCATATTTTTACCAGTACTAGTAAGTTCTGGTGTGGATATGTTGTGGTTTGCAGTTTGTTTGGGAATAGTTATTCAAACTGCATACCTAACCCCACCTGTTGCTTTAACATCGTACTATATAAAACAAGTAGTTCCAGAATGGGACTTGAGTATGATATTTAAGGCAATGATGCCTTTCATGTGGATACAGGTTCTTGCAGTAGTAATCCTATTTCTCGCACCTAGTATCGCAACATGGTTGCCATCATATCTTAGTAATTGAGGAGTTATAATTATGAAGAAATTACTAATTGCAATCGCTATGTTGTTTTCTACAACTGCTGCATATGCAGAACAAACAAAAATTTTAATCGCAAGTTCTTATCCTGCCATGAGTACGTTTAATTATCAGGCAGAATTTATTGCAAAGAAGGTTTACATGTTAACCGAAGGAGATGTTAATATGGAAATCAAACCTTCTGGTGCTTTGGTTCCTGCCTTCCAAGTTCTAGATGCAACTGCATCTGGTGCTGTTGGTGGTGCATGGACACAGAGTTACTATTGGGTAGGTAAAGATAAGACACTTGGATTATTTAATTCACCACTAGGAGGCCCATACGGAATGGACGGTATGGATTTCCTTGGATGGATGTTTCATGGTGGAGGATTATCCCTCTACGAAGAATTTTACCAAAAGGTACTTAAACTTGACGTAGTTCCTTTCCCTGTAATGCCCACACAAAATCAACCTTTGGGTTGGTTTCATAGACCTATCAAAGACCTTGCTGACTTGAAGAACTTCAAGTGCAGACAGACAGGTATTAATGTAGAACTATACGCTCGTATGGGTATGCAAACTATCGGTATGCCTGGTGGAGAAATCCTTGCTGCTGGTCAGAAAGGTGTAATCAACTGTGCAGAGTTTGTTGGTGGAGTTGAAGATGAGAAGTTGGGATTTCCTACTATTTGGAAATACTACTATCTGAATAGTCTTCACGAACATTCTAATACAGGTGATCTTCTGATCAATGGTAAGGTTTGGAGAAGTCTTACTAAACAACAGCAAGAGTCTATTAAATCTGCTGCCTATGAATCATATCTTTGGTATCTAACTTGGGTACAGGCAGAGAACGGTCTAGCACTAGAAAGAATGGTTAGAGATCATGGAGTAAAAATTATGCAAACTCCCCCTGACATTCTTGAAGCAGAATTGAGGACTATTGATGAAATGTTTGCAGAAGAATCTGCTAAGAACAAGTGGTTTAAACGAGTTCTTGCAAGTCAACGACATCATGCATCAAAAGTTGTTCCTTATAAGAATAGGGCATTTACACCCTATAATTATGCCGCAGATTATTATTGGAAAGGTAATGGCCCTCATGCGATAAAACCAAAGTGAAAGTTGTATAAATAGTTAAAAGGAAAAAGTATGGCCCAGATATCAGAAAGACAACCTACAAAGTTAGACTATCTTAGTCCAACACAGTTTAAGTTTAACATTCACCAATTACCTTTGGTGGAGTTTAATTCAAATGCTTGTAATCTGCCTGGTATCAATATGGGTGATGCAATTTTTCCAACACCATTTAAGAATATTCCAATGATGGGTGATACAATAACTTTTGAGAACCTAACATTAGAATTTATCGTAGATGAGTATTTGGAAAATTATATCACTGTACATAATTGGATGACTGCAATCGGATTTCCTAAGAACAGAAAACAGTTCTCAGATTTTCGTGCAGTTACATCTAATACACCAACACAAAGACGAGGCGTTAGTAAGGACATTGGTGATACACAACCAGCAACCCCTGCTAATGCCTTGTTTTCTGATGCAACTCTAACTATACTATCCAATAAGAATAATCCTATTGTTAATGTTTTGTTTAGAGACATTTACCCTGTAGCATTAAGTGCTTTAGATTTTACACAAACTGCAACAGATGTTGAATACCAAACCGCATCAATAGATTTCTCTTATCAAATTTATGAATTTGAAAATATATAAATACAACGAGCAGAGGTTATGATATACTTTAACATAATTCATAATCTTAGACTTAAATTCTGATCACTACTCGGCAAGCCTGATCAGAGTCAATTTAAACACAGAGAGCAATCATACTCTGCTCAACTTTTTGAAAGTTATATTATGAAATTAGAAGAATTACAGCATGAAGCAAGAGAAGACCTTGCAATTATAGATCAAGAAAGACTTGATCAAGAATCTTTTAAAAATCAAAACATCAAACCAAAATGGTTAGAATACCGATCTAGGTATGACCAACTTCTTATTATGTCTAAGACAAACCATCAAAGAATGTGGAGACAGAAGTGGGAATACTATGGTGGTAAGGCCGATGCAAAAGTATATGCTGCAAAACCATTTGACATAAAAGTTCTGAAAACCGATCTAACAATGTATATTCAATCGGACGATGAAATACTAGAATTACAAAATAAAATATCTTATTATGAAAGTATCATCAAATATATTGATGGTGTTATCAAGTCTATTGATAATCGTGGATGGGATATACGCAACGCACAAGATTGGAAGAAGTTCGAAGCAGGAATGATATAATGCTTCAAAGTCGATATAATACTCTATACATGAAGAATATACTTTCCTTTATAGACAAACCTAAGATTGCAATAGAATATGGTGTGTATAAAGGTGGAACATTCGAACTACTAGGAGAGTATGCTGATATAGTATATGGTATAGATAGTTACTTTTTTGTTAAAGAAGATATCGAAAGTTTTGTTAGTCAATGGGTACATCCAAGAATGAAAAGCGGGTGGGAACTAGAAATTTGTGATGTTAGACAATCCAAAAAAGTTAACTCTCTAGAAAATGAAAGTGTAGATATTGTACACTATGATGCTGGTAGAGATAGAAAGACAACTCAATCTACAGTAGATATTTTTTTCGACAAGTTAACAGATCGAAGTATTGTTTCATTTGATAATTTACAACTCACTCCACTGGACAATATGTTCTCTATGTTATCTGGTTATAATAAGTTATTTCCTTTTGGTCTTACAGTAGATAAAGAAAGACGAGGTAAAGTATACTGTGCTAAAACAGAAGAGTTTGCACAAGAATATAGAGCTCGAATGGAAGAATGGAAAACAGAAACATTCAATGGTATTCAATGTGTTTACCAAAAGGAAGGTATGTCCTACGTAAAAAATGACCCAAGATATTAAAGATTATATTAGTTATTTTGAAGATGTAGTACCAAGTGCATTGTGTAAAGAAATTGTCTTTGCATCCGATACTGTATTCACACCATCAACATACTCTAATCACAAAGGTAAAGTAGAAAGTGAACAAAGAGTTCTAATGGATGAGTTTTGGGTTAGAAAAGATGGAGTATACTACGAACCATTAAAGTCATGTTATGAAGATGTGATTAAAAGATATAGTAAAATACATCCTTTATTTTCTGTACAAAGGACTACAGATTTCAGAATAAATAGATATAGTGAAGGTGGTTTTATGTCAAGTCACGTAGACAACATACATCACAGTCATGGACAAGAATATGGATTTCCTCAAGTATCATGTTTGTTATATTTGAATGATGATTATGAAGGTGGTGATTTTTATGTTGCTAGTGAAAGGTTTAGTCCAAAGAAAGGTTCTGCTATAATCTTCCCTTCTAACTTTATGTTTCCACATGAAGCAGAAGTAGTTACTAAGGGAACAAGATGGAGTATTGTTACATGGTTGATGTAAAAAAACACGAAATGTTTCCTACCGTTATACATTCTTTTTCTTTAGATATTGACAATTACGACATGAAGAATATGACAGGTTATATTAAGAATAGTCAAACAAAAGTTGACTTGTATCAGACAGAAGATGATTTACATGTAATATCATTCTTCAAACCTTTGCGTGAAAAAATAATTGAAATTAATAAAAAGATATTAGATGAATTGGGATACGAATATGAAGGAATTAGTATCACTAGTATGTGGGGTAATATTATGCGGGCTGGTGCTACTCATCCTCCACACACCCATAGTAATAATTTTCTTTCTGGTGTTGTCTATCTAGATGCTGGAAACAAAACTGCACCAATACAATTTTTTGATCCTAGACCACAATCAAGTGTCATGGTTCCTAGACGAAAAACGAACACCATATATAATTCTAGTATGATACAATTTGAAGCGGAGACTTATAAGGGATTTATCTTTCCATCTTGGTTGATGCATTGGGTTAAAACTAATGATGAAGAGAGAATGAGTGTGTCATGGAACATACAAGTGAATGGTCATTACGGTGAACCAAAAACATTACAAAATGCATATATCAAAGAAAAATGAAGTTTATCTGGTTCTTAGTGATTTAGACCCCTCAACCGTACAGGAACTTTCAGAGTTTTTCACGTTTGAAGTACCAGGCGCAAAGTTTATGCCTACTTATCGTAACCGCATATGGGATGGTAAGATAAGACTATTCTCCCCACAGACAGGACAGATTTATGTCGGTCTATTAAATTATGTAAAGAAATTTTGTGATACTAATAATATAAAGTACACAATAGAAGAAGGAGTAGAAGATGTTCGGCGTATTGATCTCAAGGATGTTAGAGGGTTCATCAAATCACTCAAACCAAAGTCACAAGGAAAGTCTCTCAAAATTAGATCGTATCAGGTGGAAGCTGTTCAACTGGCCTTATCCAGAAATCGTGCTCTTCTTGTTAGTCCTACTGCTAGTGGTAAATCACTTATAATTTATTCATTAGTTCGTTTCTACCATAAAATGGGAGAACGGACTCTTATATTAGTTCCTACTACATCACTTGTTGAACAAATGAGTTCAGACTTTGAAGACTACGGATGGTACGGTCACGTACAAAAAGTGTATCAGGGTTACACAACAAAAGTTGAAAACGATGTAGTAGTATCTACATGGCAGTCTTTATACAAGATGCCTAAGAAATATTTTGAACAGTTTGGGTGTGTAATTGGTGACGAAGCACATTTATTCAAGGCAAAATCACTTACAGGTATAATGACTAAGTTACACCAATGTAGGTATAGAATAGGTCTTACAGGGACGTTAGACGGTACACAGACGCATCAGTTAGTTCTAGAGGGACTATTTGGTGGTGTTGAAAAAGTAATCACAACTAAAGAACTAATTGATAAAAAAACACTTGCAAACTTAAAAATCAAATGCATAGTACTAAAACATTCTAATATCAGGGAAAGGATGACATATGCTGAAGAACTGGATTTCATTGTTGCCAACGAAAGACGTATGGATTTTGTATGCAATTTATTACGCCACATTGGCGGGAATACTTTATGTTTGTTTCAGTTAGTAGAAAAACACGGTAAACCATTATTTGAAAGGTTAGACAATGAACGATCAAGCGGAAGAGATTATTACTTTATATACGGAGGAACAGAAACAGAGGAAAGAGAAAGGATTAGAACCCTTGTTGACAAATCGAGCAATTCAGTCATTGTTGCGAGCTTTGGCACTTTTAGCACTGGTATTAATATTCGTAACATTCACAATATCGTGCTCGCAAGTCCAAGTAAATCCAAAATTCGAGTACTCCAATCAATTGGAAGAGGACTTCGGAGGTCTGAGAGTAAGGATTCCGTTTTAATCTACGATATTGCAGATGATATGACATATAAAGAACGATATAACTTTACTCTTAATCACTTTACAGAACGTCTAAATATCTATAATGAAGAACAATTCGACTACGAAATAAGTAAGGTAAAACTCAAATGATAGAAGAAATCAACGATAGCCAATATAAGATTGTTAAGTTGACTAGTGGTGAAAATATTATTTGTAAGTTAATTTCTAATAATGATACTGTAAAAGTTTCCAATCCCCTACGGATGGATGTGGTTACTCACATGACACAAAAAGGTATGGCCGAATCATTAAATTTGAGTAGGTGGTTGCAACCATTTAGTGATCAAAAAGTCTATACAATAAACATGGATCACGTTCTCTTGATTGCAAATTGTTCTATTGGATTAGAAAGATATTATGAACATGTGATGCGTAGGATTGAAGATTTAGATTATACAGATTCTAGAATGATAGAGCCAACTGAGAATGATTTATTAGAAGAAGTCTTAGAAGAGATAGACCCTGAGTCTGATACTATTCATTAAACGCAACATTGCTTATTATACACATTTTTTTATTTAAGTCAAGTCCCTTTTGATCCTTGACAAAGTTATAATTATGTTGTATATTAAAGAAATTATATTTTGTAGGAGTACAAAGAATGCCAAAGAAAAGAAGTGTTCACTATGTGGATAACAAAAAGTTTCTCCAAGCGATGATTGAGTGGAATGAGAAGATTGTAGAATCAGAAGAGGCGGGAGATGAAAGACCGCCAGTTACCAATTACATTGGTGAGTGTTTTCTAAAGATAGCAACACATCTTTCATATAGACCTAACTTTATTAACTATACTTACAGAGAGGAAATGATATCTGATGGGATCGAGAACTGTTTACAATATGCGACAAACTTTAATCCAGAGAAATCGAAGAACCCTTTTGCATACTTCACCCAAATTATCTACTACGCCTTCTTACGAAGAATCGCAAAAGAAAAGAAACAAAGTCACGTTAAAAACAAAATGATTGAAAAAGGAAGTTACGAATCTTGGACAACTATGGATGGTGATGACAGTTCATACACTGTAATGGGTTTTGATCCAAATCTTATGTTACCAGATGAAGATGTATATAAACCAAAGAGTAAAACTCAAACTAAAACAAAAGGTTTAGAAAATTTTATGGGTACAACTGATGAAGATGATGTGGATAAAATAGCGGGAAGAGGTGATGAGCGTTGAAACTTGCAATCATAACGGATACACATTTTGGTGCGAGAAATGATAACCAAAACTTCAGTGACTATTTCTATAAATTTTATGAAGAGCTGTTTTTTCCAACATTAGTAGAAAGAGGTATTACCACAGTCATTCATATGGGTGATGTTATGGACAGACGTAAGTATGTCTCATATAAAACTGCTACGGATTTTAGAAAGAAGTTTATTAGCAAATTTGAAGAATTAAATATTGATTTACATATCACCATTGGTAATCATGACACATATTATAAGAATACTAGTGAAGTTAATTCTATGACTGAACTATTGAATAAAAGTAATATCAATGTTTACACTGAACCAGAGGTTGTAGAATTTGATAGTCTTCCTGTATTATTGATGCCTTGGATTAACACAAATAATTATGATATGTCTATTCGAGCATTAAAACAATCTAAAGCAGATACTCTCATGGGTCACCTAGAAGTAAATGGTTTTGCTATGAACGCAAATGCTATGGTGTGTGATGGTGGATGGGATAAAGAATCGTTCTCTAGATTTGACACAGTGTTTAGTGGTCACTTTCATCACAAGTCAGATGATGGTCAAATATATTATCTTGGTACACCATATGAGATTTATTGGAATGATTGTGATGATCCTAAAGGATTTCACATATTCGATACTGAAACTAGAGAGTTGGAAAGAATAGTAAATCCATTTCAACTATTTAAGAAAATTTATTATGATGACTCTGACAAAGATTGGACAGAAGCATCAGTTGATGAGTATAAGGAAACATACGTTAAACTAATCGTAGTGAATAAGAAAGACCTGTATGGTTTTGATCAGTTTGTAGATAGGTTGTTAAAGGCAGATGCATACGAAGTTAAGATCATAGAGGACTTTTCAGAACTAGATGCAAGTAATGTATCTGATGATATTGTAGAAAATGCAGAAGATACGATGACATTACTTGAAAGATATATTGATGATTTGTCGATTGATCTTGATAAGAAAAGATTGAAGAATACAATGAAGTCACTGTACAATGAGGCTCAAGACCTAGAATTATAGATGTTTGATTTGACTAAACCTTTAGAGGTAAATTGGGAATTAAATAACCGATGCAATCTTATGTGTCCACAATGTGGTCGTAATGAAATTAAAGATGGTAAGTTGCAGTGGAGAAAGTGGGCTAATGGAAATCCTAGTTACAAATTAAACGACACTGATAATTCATTAGATACATTTAAGACCGTGTATAATAACATAGGATATCCTGTTCGTGTTATTAGATTTCAAGGTCATGTTTCAGAGAATATCCTAAGTAAAGACTTTCTTCCAATATGTAAGTTTCTACGAGAAGAAACTGATACCTCAATACATGTTAGTACTCATGGTTCTGCTAATCCTATAGATTGGTGGGAGAAGTTGGGTAATGTGTTTTCTGGTGATCCAAGAAGTATAGTATTTTTTTCCCTAGATGGTGTAGGACAAGAATCATTAGGGAATTACCGAGTCGGTGCTGATTATGATAAAGTTATTGCAAACGCCCAATCATTCATCCAAGGAGGTGGTAAAGCTATCTGGCGAATGATAATCTTTAAACATAATCAGCACCAAGTAGATGAAGCAAGAGAACTTGCGAAAGAGTTGGGGTTCTGGGAATTTGTAGAAGTTCATACTAATCGTAGAATTAATATGGATAAGGAATATGAATACAAAGGTAAGAAGTATATTCTAGAGAACCAAGATATATCTCCAGAGTGGAACAAGGCGATTGAGAAGAATAAGAATTATAATGAAGGTACAGATATAGAATGTAAGGCAGTAAAAGAAAATCAATTCTACGTTGACTACATGAATAGGGTATGGGCATGTTACTATATTCCTAATATGAAGAAGTTAGTTATGGAGTCTGAGTGGTATAGTGAGTACTTTTCTAAGAAAGATTCTTTGTTGAATAAAACATTAGATGAAATACTAGAAGATAAGTTTTATAATAAACTAACAGATTCTTGGAAAAAGGATGATTGTCTTTCGTTCTGTAAAAAGTTTTGTTCTACTAAGGTAGGTGCAAATAGAGGATTTAAGTGGAGTATGCACGAAGACTCTGAAGATAAACAAGATAAGTATTTAAAGGATCATAGTGGTAAACATATACAACGAACTAAGGATTACGTATGAAGATTTTAATTATGGGTTTGCCTGGAACAGGGAAGACTTGGTTAGGTGAACGACTAGGAAAACATTTTGGTGTTCCATATTGGGATGCAGATGATGTTAGACGAATATATAATGATTGGGACTTTTCTGGAAGAGGTAGAGAACAACAATCATTACGTATGCGTAGACTTGCAGAGATAGACAACCTAAGTATTTGTGGGTTTGTTTGTCCTTTGCCTGGTTATAGAACATTTTTCTTTCCAGATAAACTTATTTGGATGGATACTAAACAAGAATCAGAATATGA